TTTCCTGGTGCCGACCATGACGATTATGTTGATGCATCATCGGGCGCTTTCTTAGAATGCACACTCAACAATAATTACGACAAGTGGAAGGCATTGGCTAGATGACTGTAATTCCACTTCGGCAAGATGGTTACATGAACCTACTAAGCGGGTTGAATACGCCCGGCTTAGATCGTTCTGTAATGGGAAGTAATAGTGGCGCAAGTTGGCGTGGTAACTTGGAACGTTATTGGCTTTCTCGTTACTCCTATTTCAATTATGGTGAAATCTATTACAGTAATGGATTAGCGCAGAAAATTATTGATAGACCGGCTGACGATTGTTTGCAGCAAGGTATGAAAATTGAAGGCGACGAAGCCGAAGTAATGAGAGATGAATTTGATCGTTTGTGTGTCAATACAAGAATGGGCGATGCATTGCGTTGGTCGCGTCTATATGGTGGCAGTGCATTGTTACTTATTGCAAAAGATGGTGGTCTTTTAACCGATCCGCTCAACTTGGATAGGCTTGAAGAAATAACAGAAATACAAGTGTATGATATTACTTGCATCAAAAATCCAGGACGTTATTACGACGATATGAACGATCCGGATACGTATGGCAAAGTTGAATACTACACTATTGCTCCGCCAAGTGTGCAAGCGTTTGATGTGCATGAAACGAGACTGATACCTATTGGCGGCGAACCTGTTCCTGTTGGTTATGTCAACTTGAATGGTATTCGTTGGGGCGGCAGACCAGTTCTAGAAGGTTGCATGTCCGATCTAATGCGATATGGTCAATCATTGGAATGGGCATTAAGGTTATTGGAACGTAAGCAACAAGCCGTTTACCAAATGAACGGACTAGGAGAAATGTTTGCAAATGGCGATGATGCATTAGTTCAACAGCGTATCAACATGGTTGATCTTGTGCGTGGCAATTTGAATAGCGTTGTTGTTGACAAAGACGATGCTTACACAATACAAAATCTCGGAATGGATGGTGTTCAATCTACTATTGAAGAATACCAGAACGCGCTTGCCGCCAGTAGCAACATTCCGAAACTTATTCTTTTCGGTCAAACAATGGGTGGATTGCATACGACAGGAAGTAGCAATCTAGAGTCTTATTACAGTATGGTATCACACATACAGGAAGTGATTGCGCGACCAGCACTAGAGAAACTCGTTTCGATTTTGTATGTGCAGAAAACAATAAAGAAGTCGGACGTTCCTGATACTTGGCATATAGAGTTTAATCCGTTATGGATGCCGACTGGTTTGGAGCAAGCGCAAACCGATCAAGCGGAAGCAACAGCGGACCAATTGAATATCAACAATTTGGTTACTCTGATGAACCAAGGTATTCTTAGTGCGGAAGAAGTGCGCAAAGTAGTAGTGAATGATATTTATGGTGAATATGATTTTGATGATGCATTGCCTTCCGATGGCGGCGATATAAACTATGCGGAAGGTATTGATACTTCGCTGTTACAAGTTGCAGCGAAAAAGAATAGTAAGGGAACGTTAACAACTGAGGTTCAACCGAATGCAGCGCCACCAAAAGCGTAAACCTGTTTGGACTGGAATGATTTGTCCTAGTTGTGGAACAGGTTTTATTTGGCGCTAATCGTTACTACTGTATCATGGTGATGCAGTAGTAAAACTGGGAGAAATAGTATGCCGTATGTCACTGGTTACTTGAGTATTATTGAAGCTGGCAGACCAGATCAAGGTTTGCCAGGACAGCCAAACTATCCAAGTCAGGGACCGGGTTTCCCAACTAATCCTATTGCGCCCGGTGGAATGCCTAATTATCCAAGTAATGAATTGCCAGGACAACCAAACTATCCAAGTCAGGGACCGGGCTTTCCTACTAATCCTATTGCGCCGGGTGGCGGTGGAAACTACCCAAGTAATGAATTGCCACCAATTACAGGAGTTTGGCCGCCGCTAAGTCCTAGTCATCCAATTGTTCCTGTTCCGCCGCAAATTGATAATTCACTTCCGCCGGGTGGAGTTTTTCCGCCACTTCCGCCAAGTGCAGAAGGAAAGTATTTAGTTGTTGTAGTAATTCCGGGCGTTGGCTACCGCTACGTGGTTATTGACACGAATGCAGAAATTAGCTTGCCAATCGCTCCGGGTGGGGAATATCCTTCGCACCAGCCCGTTCCGGGAAATCCGCCTAGGCCAGACCAGGGACTTCCGCCAACCGCACAACCAAAAAAGTAAAACAACTACAACAGAAACAACAGGAGTGAATGTATGAAGTATCTCTCCGCACTTGTCGCAATGATTTTGACAACGCTTGCAATGCCAGCGAATGCTGTTCTTATTGCGTCGTTCAGTCAAAATCCTTCTGCAACTCCTACTGTCACTGCAACGGATAATGGTTCTTCTACCAATATCGTTGTAGATGACGTGTCCACTAATGTCTCTACTGGTAGTTTCAGCGGAACAACGTTGTTCAGTTTGAATGCTAACAGTATTGATCCAGTAACAGTGATTGGTCCCGCACTTCTACAGCATTACAGTGGAACATTTTGTTTCTCTAGTGCTGTTGATTGTGGCGGAACGAATTTCTTGTCTGGTATCTTTAGCGATGCAGCATTCGGTGCTGCTGGTGGGCCGGGACTTATCGTTAACGTAAACAATCCACCGGACCAGCTAACTCTTACTTCGGACACTATTCCAAGTAACGAGTTGCTTCCGCCGTCAACGTTTAACATTACATTTGCAGACCTTAATCCGGTTCTGCATGTGGATGGAACAACGATTGCAGCGTTCACTGCTAACTATGCAGGTAACGTTTCTGCAAGCACAGAAGCGGTTAATACAATTGAACCAGCATCCATTGCTATTCTTGGAGTTGGTTTGATTGGAGTTGGTATGCTACGTATGCGTAAGCGTAATGAAGGGACCTTTGCGCAAACGTAAAAAGATACAGCCGATGAAATACCCGGCGGGAATTGAATACTCCTACCGGGTAATTCTTAATCGGTTAGTAAATGAGTTGCGTAAGCAACTAAAGAAAACACTTGCGCCTCGCGTTCCAGCAATGGTGCGCGAGGTTTCTAATATTCATTACTTGCCAACAGGAAAAGTAGAACAACACAGTTACAAAACAGTATTGAAAACCGATGCATGGCAAGATGAACTAAATGAAGCATTGCAACAGATTGAAGAAGATATGGTTGCGCCAACGAATAAAGCAATTCGTGATATGCTTTCGATTGGTCCCAAGATTAATCAATACAATAAAGAACAATGGAAACAATTGATACGCTCACAGTATGGCGTTGATCCAACTAAAGAAGATGCGGATAGATGGGATGATATACTTTCGCAATATGCGGAAGTGAATGCCGCACTCATTAAGGACATTCCAGATTTAACTATGGAACAAATACAAGATGAAACGGAAGAAGCGTTACGCTCTGGTAGGTCTATTGATGAATTGTCTAGTGATATATTCGATATTATGGAAGAACGGACAGACGTTTCGGAAAGCAGAGCAAATCTAATTGCGCGCGATCAAGTTGCGAAACTAAATGGTCAATTCACTAAAGAACGCCAAAGCGATCTAGGTGTAGAACAATACACTTGGCGAACAGTGGGCGATGAAAGAGTTAGAGAAACGCATCGTATGGTTGACGGACTAACCTTTACTTGGGGAAGTCCGCCAGACGAAACAGATGGTAATGAACCGGGACAAGATTATCAGTGTCGTTGTTTTGCAGAACCAATTCTTCCAGAGCTAGCTGAGTTTCGTGCATCATTACTAGAAACGGAAGATGCATAATGGAATATGAATACACAGATCGTTACAAAGAATTAGGAATGCCATATCCTAATGTAGAAACGATGTGCAAAGGACAATGCGAAGGAACTGGTGTGTATCCAGAAGAACTAGAAAACGGCGAGTGGGAATTTGTTACTTGTCCAGACTGTAACGGGACTGGGAAAAAATAATGGTAACGCGATATGATTTCGTAGAAATCAAAGCTGACGTTACAGAAGAAGGTTGGATTAAAGACAATCCAATCGTTACACGTTCTGGTATCTTTCAGTATCGGACGCCAGATGGAAAAGTGCGAAACGAATATCGTCCTGAAACAGAAGTATTCAAAGCAGACAGTTTGACTACGTATCTAGGTAAACCAATTACTGACGGTCACAACGGACTCATTACTAAAGACAATCCAAAAGGCATCATCGGAACTATCATTTCAAGTGGCGTTAAAGATGGTGAGAATGTAAGAGCGGAGTTGATTATACATGATCCGAATAAGTTGGGATCAAGAAAAGAATTGTCCTGCGGTTACACTTGCGATCTTGATGATGTGCAAGGTGAACACAACGGTATCAAGTATGATTGTTCACAACGCAACATCAAGATCAACCATCTTGCAGTTGTTGTGAAGGGGCGTGCAGGTAACGCAAAACTAAGACTTGATAGTTACGATGATGGCGTCAACGGGTTGTTTGAACAGGAGAACGAAATGGCCGAGCCGAAGCTTGTTGTTGTGAAGCTTGATGGTATTGATTACCAAGCTTCTCCGGAAGTAATGAATGCACTGACGAAGCGCCAGGAGCAACTTGATGAAATGAAAAGCAAGCACGATAAGCTTGAAGCGGAACGCGATACTTTGAAGGCGGATACTCAGAAGCATAAGGAAGAAATTGAAAAGATTAAGAGTGATATCAAAACGGAAGTGACAGCGCGTGCGGCGCTTGATGCAATTGCAAAGCAGTATGAAATGAATTTGGATGAAGCTGATACTGTTGTTGCTGCTAAGAAGAAAATTCTTGGCAAGCTACGCCCAACGCTAAAGCTTGACGGTAAGAGTGACGAATACATTGACTCTGCATTCGATCTTACTATTGAAAGCGAAAAGGAAAAGAACAAAAGCGTATCAAAGCAAATTGAAAAGACTGTCACTAAGTCTGACAGTAACGATGGGAATAATGTTGTTAGCGCAGAAGGCGCACGAGCAAAGATGATTGCTAATATGCGTAGTCAACATTTTCAGCAAAAGACTGCATAAGTAACGATACGCGAAAGGAGAATTAGTTATGAGCCAAAGTGTAACTGCTGGTCCTTACCATGCATATCAGGGTCAGGCTATTATCGGAATGAAAGCCGATAGTATGGATGACAACGTTGATACTTTTGCTGCCGCTGCGCCTATTCCAGTTGGCGTTGTCGTTTCTCGTGTAGCAGCATTTGATATGAAAGTGCAAGCTGGTGGAACTGCAATGGTTGGCATTGCATTGCACGATCATATCATTGGTTCGCGTGGCGGATATATTCAGTATGATGCAGTATCAGTTCTCACGCGCGGGCGCGTGTGGGCTAAAGTAAAAGATGCCACTAATGTTGAAGATGGCGTTTACGTTCATTACGATCCTGCTACTGGTGAAGTGGGAACAACTGGAACGAAACTAGTAAATGCAGTGTTTCGTTCTAAGGCGGTTCCATTGCCAGACGTAAATGAAGTTGTTTGGGGCGATGGCACTTCTCCGCTTGGCGCAATTGTAGAGTTGCACTATCCGCTTGCCGATCCTGCTTCTACTGTTGTTGGCGGACTAGGCGGAACAGAAGTTGGCCCAACGGAAGAAACACAACGTTACTTTGATAACATTGAACAGCGCCAGCGTGAACGTGATGAACGGCGCGAAGAAGAAGATAGGCGTAATGAAGAAGTGCGCCGTCAGAATGCAGAGCGTGATACTAATAAGCCGCGCACTCGTGCTGATTTTGAAGCGGATGCTAGGCGAAACGAAAACCAGTAATTCGCATCATAACCTAAGCATAAGGAATTAGTGTCATGTCTGGTAGCGTAACTACACACCAGAACTACAGCGAAACGGATTTGGCTGCACTACAGTCGGCACTTCCAAAATTGTTTCGCGAAGATCAACTGCAACTAAATGATTACAACCAGTATGGTATCTGGTTTGCGCGCCAGCTTGATTACATTAAAACTAAAGTATATGAGCGACTCTATCCG